TGGTGGCCTAGGCCGCACTGATCTTGATATGTCTAGCGGGCAGGATCAACTTCGCGGCCGTCAGCGGGAGCTTGATAAGGCTCTTGAGTATCGACGCATGTACCCCGACGAGCAGCCCGTTGGCTCTCCTGGCCGACCCGATCTTATTTATAAGAAGGGCGGTGCCGTCAAGAAGATGGCGAAAGGCGGCGTAACCCGTGGTGACGGGTGTGCCGCTCGGGGCAAGACAAAGGGGAGGATTGTATGAAGAAGACACAATCGCACGGCAAACCCAAACGGATGTTTGCCGGAGGCAGGCTTATTATGAAGCGTGCTTTGCAAAATATCAGCGCAGGCGAACCTGTTGAAATACCAAAGGGTAACAGTGGCGGCCCTGGTGGAAACTTCATGGGCTTTGACATGGAAGAATTTGTCAAAAAGATGACTGGTCAAAAAATGTCTAAAGGCGGCGTTATAACCCGTGGTGACGGGTGTGCCGCTCGCGGCAAGACCAAGGGTCGGATGATATGATAGCGACGTTGCTTGGCGCCTTAATTGGCGCAGTTGGTTTTAGACTACGCGGGTCTGCGATCTTTGAGGAGATCACAGGGCATGGAGCAACGACAGCTAGGATCGTCTGCTGGGCAATCCCCATGGGGCTGGTATCTCTGTATCATGTCCCCTGGGAATGGGCTTGGGCTATCTCCGTTGGGTTCTTCCTTGGGGCTTGCCCTGGTTGGTATCACTGCACTGACTTGGGCCGGGACGATGGTAAAGTGGTTCGCGACTACGTTATCATGACTATCCGGGGTTTGGTTTGGACACTTCCAGCGGCCTTGGTTATGGCATACTTCAACACTAACGCCTCTAGCGCTATGATGATTGCGGGTTTGCTTTGCCCGCTAGCCTACACGATTGGATGGAAGATTCCGTCTAAAATCAAAGGCTTACATCAAGGGCCTGAGCTTGGTGAGTTCATCTTTGGTGGCATGGTTGGAGCTTCAGTGATCCTATGAAAAAGCCAGAGAAAATTCGTAAGGTCATGCGGGAGTTTAAGGAAGGCACTCTCAAATCCAGTAGTGGGCAGAAGGTGAAGAACCCGAAGCAGGCTATTGCGATTGCGCTTTCCGAAGCCTCCCGAATGAGAGAGGGTGGGCGGGTAAAGATGGCTGCTGGTGGGCAGACATCTTCTGGCTCTAAGGCTAAGAACCCTGGGCTTTGGTCCAAGGTTAAGGCTGAGGCGCGGTCTAAGTTTGATGTGTATCCTAGTGCCTATGCTAATGCTTGGGCATCTAAGGAATACAAGAAGCGTGGCGGCTCCTGGGGCGGCAAGGACAATAGGGTCAAGAAGGATGGCTAAGGGCGGTCTTGGTAAGTGGTTTGGCGAGAAGTGGGTTGACGTAAAGACCGGGAAGGACTGTGGCCGAAGCGGTTCTGAGAAGTCAAAGCGTGGGTATCCTGCTTGTCGTCCCAAGGCTGCTGCCTCAAAAATGACTGTCTCTGAGAAGGCTTCCATGGTAAAACGCAAGACAGGCCCAGCGCGTCAGTCATGGCCTGTTTCTCCTTCCGGTAAGAGGAAAGGACCGACCCGTGGCTAAAAACTGGATCAAAGGCGCAATCAAGAAGCCGGGTGCTTTACGGGCGTCTTTGGGTGTCAAATCGGGTCAGAAGATTCCTGCCAAGAAACTGGCTGTGGCAGCAAAGAAGCCGGGTATTATGGGTAAGCGAGCAAGGCTCGCTCAAACTCTTTCAAAGCTTGGGCGTCCATAATGACCACTTCAGGGACTTATGTCTGGAATATAGATATCGCTGATCTGATTGAGGAGGCGTATGAACGCGCGGGCCTGGAAGCCCGTACGGGCTATGACTTTCGTACTGCGCGGCGGTCCCTGAATATCCTTTCGGCAGAGTTTTCCAACCGTGGCTTGAACCTGTGGACTGTTCAGGAGAACACCCTGGTTCTCACGCCTGGGACCAAGACTTACTCTCTCCCTGACAACACGATTGACGTTATCGAGACGATGATCCGGGTGACATCGAGCGGGAGTGCGTTGGATTACACCGTGTCTCGTATTGGGGTGGGGGACTATGCGTCTCTGCCCAACAAGAACACGACGGGTAGGCCGCTTCAGATTTATGTGAATAGGCAGATTAGCCCCGAGTTTACGCTCTGGCCTGTGCCTGATTTGCCCTACACGATCCTATATTGGACGATGCGGCGCATTCAGGATGCCACAGCCGCCACGGATAATATGGACATCCCAGTTAGGTTTGTCCCTGCGATTGCGGCTGGTCTGGCTTATCAGATCGCTCTCAAGCGGCCAGAGGCTATGAACCGTTTGCCCACGCTCAAGCAGGAATATCTGGAGCAATTCCAGTTGGCTGCGGATGAAGACAGAGGCAGGGAACCCGCAAGGTTTGTTCCCTGGTCTTCTTATCCATGAGTGTGAAGTTTGCCCGTGGCAATAAGGCTTATGCGTTCTGTGATCGGTGCTATCAAAGGTACGATCTAAAGGACTTAACTTGGCAAGTTGTGAACCAGATACCCACTGGGTTGAAGGTTTGCGATGAATGCAATGACGTTGACCATCCTCAGTATCAGTTGGGCAAGTTCCCAATCAATGATCCTGTGGCTTTGCAAGACCCCCGCCCGGACATCAATCCTGGCAGAAGCATTCCTGGTTGGAACCCTGTTGGCAATTCAGCCACGACAATGAACGGGAATGCTGGTATTATCAATGTGTACACCCCGTAGGAGATTGTGTGATGGGTAAGGCTTCAACACCGACGAGCATGGACATGAAGAAGTACGGGCGTAATGCTGCCCGTGCGATGAACCAGACAGGCCGTGCTGTCGGTAAGAGTGCTGGCGATCCCTGGAAGTCCGTGTCTGCTGACCAGGGTTATAATCCTGGTAACATGGTTAAGATGACCAAGAATGCTCCCGCCCCGGATCAGGCTATTGTTGCTAATGAGGGTAGCCCAAAGAAGGCCACGAAGATTCGTGGGACCGGCGCTGCCATTAAGGGGACCATGGCTCGCGGCCCGATGGGCTGAGGATAGCTTGTCATGAACTACGCGACGTTAGTTGCTCTTCTTCAGGACTATACACAGAACTCATCCAGTGAGTTTGTGTCTGCTATTCCTGAGATTGTGAAGCTGGCTGAGGACCGGATTTATCAGTCCGTCCAAATCCCTGCGCTCAAGCGCAACGCAACGTCAAACTTTGTTCTGAACAATAAGTATCTGGCGTCCCCCACGGATTTCTTGGCCGCGTATTCGATGGCAGTGAAAAGCGCCACTGGCGTCTATTCGTATTTACTTGAGAAGGAAGTGGGATATATCAATGAGGCGTTTCCTGATCCGTCTGCTACGGGCGTACCCAGGTTCTATGCCTTGTTTAATGACGCCACGTTTGTAGTGTCTCCTACTCCAGATGACTTCTATGAGGTTGAGCTTCACTACTTCTATGAGCCGCCTAGCATTGTGGATGCTGGCAACTCATGGCTTGGCGACAACACGGAAAGCGTTCTGTTCTATGGGTGCTTGGTGGAAGCCTACACCTACATGAAGGGTGACGCTGATCTTCAGGCGTTGTACCGACAGAGGTATGATGAGGCTCTTGGCAGGCTCAAGGTTCTTGGCGAAGGCCAGGATAAGCGCGATAACTTTAGGCTCGATCTCCCACGGATTGTGCCTACCTAAGAGGTTGCAATGGCAATTGTTCAAGCCTTCTGTACGAGCTTCAAGAAGCAGCTTCTGGAGGGTGTGCATGATTTCCGTGCGTCAGGCGGTGACACTTTTAAGGTGGCGCTTTACACGGAAGCGGCCAACATCAATTCCACTACGACGGCCTACACGACAACTGGTGAGATTGTAGCTTCTGGTTACACTGCCGGGGGTTTGACGCTGACGAACATAACTCCGAGTGAGTACAATCAGGCTGGGGTTTGTTCTTTTGATAGCGTCACTTGGTCTGGTGTTTCTTTTTCTGCCCGTGGTGCGTTGATCTACAATACGACACCCGCCCATAGCTACACCAATCCCGCTTGTCTGGTATTGGATTTTGGGATTACTCGATATGCCGTGAACGGTACATTTACGCTGAACTTCCCTCAGATCACTGATCTAAGCGCGATTGTGAGGATCAACTGACATGGCCTTTGTGATTGCGGATCGCGTCCGGGAAAGCTCCACAACTACAGGGACTGGCAACTTCACGCTTGATGGGGCCGTTACTGGCTATCAGACATTTGCGTCTGTATTGGCTTCGGCAGATACCACCTATTACACAATTGCTGATCAGGGTGGGGCAAACTGGGAAGTTGGTATTGGCACGTTTACGTCGCCGTCCACTCTGGCCCGCACAACTATTCTATCTTCCAGCAATGGCGGCTCTGTCGTCACATTCACTGCTGGCACAAAGGATGTGTTTATTAGCCTTCCTGCATCTAGGACAGTTCAATCATTCAGTGCCGGTTCGACTGGCTTTACTCCTTCCACTGCGTCTTATGGCGCCGTTTCTCTTGCTGGAACTCTAAACGCAACCAGCGGCGGTACTGGGCAAACCTCATATGCTGTCGGTGATTTACTTTATGCCAGCACGACAACCGATTTATCCAAGTTGGCTGACGTTGCTACTGGTAACGCGCTTATTTCTGGAGGCGTTGGAGTTGCGCCATCTTATGGCAAGATTGGTTTGACAACCCATGTTAGTGGAACACTGCCAGTAACTAATGGTGGCACCGGGACAGCAACAGCATTCACCGTGGGTTCTGTTGTATTCGCTGGTCCATCTGGAGTTTATTCACAAGATAATGCTAATTTCTTTTGGGATGACACCAATAATAGACTTGGTATTGGAACAACAACGCCGGGTTCAGCCATTGAAACCAATGCGGCTGTCGCAGCGGCGTTCTTCGTCAACCCCACAACAGTATCCGCAAACTACACAATCCCAACCAATTACAACGCCATGACGGCAGGTGTAATTTCTATAAATTCCGGCGTAACCGTCACGGTTCCGTCAGGTAGCA